CTGGCGAACGTCGACAGCACGAACGACAAGTTGACGGTAGCGCAGATCAGCCTTGCAAAGCGCATGGCGAAGAATGCGTCGCCTGCAATTCGTCCTCACAGGCTGGAAGATGGCCGCGAGTTCTTCGTGATGTTCGTGGGCGCTCGCGCGTTCCGCGACCTCAAGCTGGACTCGAACATGATCAATGCCAACCGTGACGCACGCGCTCGTGAAGGCAATGCGATGGACAATAATCCTCTGTTCATGGATGGGGACCTCGTCATAGACGGGGTGATCGTCAGGCAGATAGAGGAGATTTCGACGCTTATTACAACGTCGAGCATCTTCGCAGCGGCTGGTGCCTCGTCCATTCCGGTCGAGCCTGGCTTCCTCTGCGGTCAGCAGGCAATGGGCGTGGTTTGGGGTCAGGAACCGATGCCGATCACCGACATGACGGCGGACTACAAGTTCCGTCCGGGTGTTGCCATCGAAGAACTGCGCGGCATTGCCAAGCTGCACTTTGGAACCGGGTCGTCCTCGGCTTCGAAGCAGCAGGGCATCGTGACGGTCTATTCGTCAGGCGTTGCTGACTGAGTTTGAGCGGCTGGCTTATGGCTGGCCGCTTTCCCTTTTCTCTTTGGTGAGGACCAAACATGCCTACCTATAACTCCAAGCAGTACGCCAACTCGCCAAACGCGAGCGTCGGCGCTACCCCAGGGAACACGATCTCGTTCTACTGGGAAGTACCCATCACGACTGCACTGACGACCTCGGACACTATCAACTTCGGCGTTGTTCCGAAGGGGTTCCGCGTTCTGTCAGGTTGTCTTGAAGCCACCGACATGGACAGCGGCACCACCCTGACGATCAACGTTGGGGATGCTGGGTCTGCGACTCGGTTCTTCTCGGCGTCGACCGTTGGTCAGGCAGGAACGGCCTCCAGCACGTTGCTGGTTGCGGGCCAGCATCACATCTACACGGCGGACACTGTCATCACGGCAGTGGCAGCGGCGGGACCGGCGACGACGACCGGCACGCTGATTTTCTCGCTCGTTGGTCGCTTTGAAGGCCAGCCTTCGTAAGCATGAGGGGGCGGGCCACAATCCGCCCCTTTCTTTTTCTGACACGGAGGGTTTATGAGATTCATTTATACAGGCGGGATGGAATTCGACGGCACCGAAATGCCCGCATCCGTCACCATGTACGGCATCAAGTTTATTGAAGGCGTGGCCAAGGACGTGCTTCCGGCCAACTTCGCCGACGATGCCAAGTTCCAGCACGCGATTGCGAAGCTGAAAACGCACCAGTTCTTCCAGACGGTCAACGACGAACCCGGCACGCTTGAGGTGCTGGACGCCCCGAAGGCCAAGCGCGGACGTCCCGCCAAGGTTGTGGCTGACGACGCTGTCATGATTGAGGATGCCGCAGAGTGACGACGAGCAATGTGGAACTCTACGCGCTAGTCGCTGAAGAGTTGGGCCTCATCAGCAATGGTGAGACGCTCGACGCGAACACGAGCGACATGATTGCGCGCCGGGAGACAAAGGTCAGAGCCTGGCTTATCGAAGAGGCCATCGCGTACTGGATTTCTGACGCCATCCCCGACGCCGCTGCGCTCCCCTATGCTCAAGTGGTTGCAGGCCAGTGCGCTGAAGCCTTCGGACGCGGCCCCAATTCTGACAACCCCTATTTGCTTGGCGAGACGGGCTACCGCTTGCTTGAGCGTCATGTTTCCCAACGCTCTAGCAAAGAGCCTGTCATGGTGGAGTATTTCTGATGCTGATGCAGTACAACGCAACGCCCCCAACCGTTGTTAACGGAACCTCGGTCGAGGCGCAGTCTTCCGTCCGTGGTGAATTGCTTGTCCGCCTGTCAAACGAAAGCGTGCTGGTGGCAAGGCTTCTGTCGGCTGCGGCATCAACCAATGCCACCGTTGTGAAGGCTACGCCCGGCAACTTGTTCACCATTGTGGGTGTGAACGTCAACGCTGCCGCGCGATACCTCAAGATCTACAACAAGGCAACAGCGCCGACAGTTGGCACGGACACGCCGGTTGCCACGCTCTATTTGCCACCCACGGCAGTCAATGGCGGGCAGTTCTTCTACAATTTCATGAGCCAGCCACTGGACTTCTCGGCGGGCATTGGCTACGCGCTCACGACCGCAGCAGCAGACGCCGACACGGGCGCTCTGACGGCTGGTGATGTCATCGCTCTCAATATCACCTACGCCTGATGCCTCGCGTCCGTATTCCCTTTGGCCGCAGCTTTAACAAGGGCCGCTCGAACGCTGCGGGTATGCAGTCGCTCGTCAACCTCTACGGCGAGCCTGTCGAGGGCGAAGGACGCACCGACTTCGTTTGCTATGGCACGCCTGCGCGCTCTTTGTTCGCCACCATAGGCGGCGGGGAAGTGCGCGGGCAGATTACGGCGGCTGACGTTCACTACGCAGTAGTAGGCACAACCTTCTACAAGGTGAACTCTGACGGCACATCGTCAAGCCTTGGGACGGTTGAGGGCGCTGGCCATGTGGATATGTCCTACAACTCGAACCAGATCGACATCGCAGCGGGGGTGAAGTCTTACTACTTCGATGTGCCAACCCTGACGCTTACCGAGCATTCTGGCGGGGGCTACGAACAGGCCACGTCATGCACTTCCCTGGCTAGCTACACAATCATCGCAGTGAAAGACACAGGCCGCTTCCGCTGGCGGCTCACAAACGTCTTCACCTTCGACGCGCTCGACTTCGCCACGGCTGAAGCTGAGAGTGATAACCTTGTGGCAGTCCGTGCAGTGGCCAATGACGTGGCATTGCTTGGCACGAAAACCACGGAATGGTGGGGGCCTACGGGTGATAGTGGTGCAAATGCTTTTGCACGTACTGCCACGGCATCGGCCAACATCGGCTGCACGTCACGCGATACGGCATTAGTCGTAGATAGCGGCCTGACATGGGTTGGACGGGATGGAAAGGCAGGGGGCGTGTCTGTCTACCGGGCAGAGGGCTACGCCCCGCGCAAGATCAGCCCGCCTGAAGTGGATACGCTGCTCGAATCAGTAACAGACTTGTCCATGCTCAATGCGTTTGCGTACCAGCAGCGCGGGCATCTGTTCTACTGCCTGCAGTTGCCGGATGAATGGTCAGTCGCTTGGGACATCTCCACTAATATGTGGAGCTACAGAAAGACGGGATCTTGGCCGATGGGGTCAGATCCTACAGGCGGTTGGGATGCAGAGACATTTGCCATCAACGGCGTCAAGCAGATCGTCGGCAGTTCTGACGGCAATCTTTACGAACTGCTTGCAGACAGTTTCACGGAAAACAGTGAAGGCATTGTCCGCGAGGCCACGTCAACGCAGATCAGTCATGACGGCAAGCGCGCGTTCATGTCCCGCCTGGAGTTGGACATAGAAGCGGGCGTCGGCCTTTCCTCTGGGCAGGGTTCAAGCCCTATCGTCATGGAAAGCCACAGCGACGATGGCGGCATGACGTGGAGCAACCCGCGCAATGCAAGCATGGGGCAGATCGGCCAATACAAGTACCGGGCCGTGTGGAATGCGCTTGGCTCATATCGAAACCGGATCATCAAGTTCCGCGTGTCCGACCCTGTGAAGGTCGTGATGTTGGGGGCTTGGGCAGATGTCAAAGTAGGGGCGCACTAATGGCTGAGAAGAATGTCCTATCGCGCATTCCGACGCAGCAGATGCCGGAGCGTCAGGGCAACTTCCTCTCCCGCATGGCTGATGAGGCTATAGGCGCTTTCGAGCGTTATGGCCGAAGGTCAGGCGCGCAGCGTGACGCATCCTTGGCGATACTGAACCAAGCCGTTGACCCGAACACCGACCCGCTTACAGGGGCGGGGATGAAGGCACTAGGGCTTGCAGGGCTTGTCACACATCCGCTTGCGTTCTTTCCCACGGGGGATGAGTGGCGCGAGCGTCTGGCTAACGCAGGCAATACATCAAGGCTGGGGCAGTCTGTGGGCGGCATGCTTGGTGATCTTCCGTCGATTGTAGACCCGCACCTTTTGGCGGGTGGTGGGGCGCTTGCAATGGCTCCACTTGCGGCAAGGGTGATGAACAAGGCCGAGGATGTGGCTGATGTGGGCATTAAGGCATACCACGCTTCCCCGCATTCGTTCGACAAATTCGATATGTCGAAGATCGGGACGGGAGAGGGCGCGCAGGCTTATGGGCGGGGGTTGTATGCAGCCGAAAGCCCAAAGGTTAGCGGACGTGGTGGCGAGTATGACGCGCAATTCACAGCGCGCAATCTAGGCAAGGTTGACCTGACGATGCAGGAAAATGCAATCCTGCGACACATGCACCCCGAGGCGTCTGACATGGACGTACTGGACAAGATTTTACGTGAAGGGCGCGTGGGGAAAGACGCGAACGGCGTTCCTGATTTTGACCAAGCCGAAGCCGCTATTAAGCGCATCAGAGACAATAAGGCTCACATCTATGAGGTTGAAATACGTGTGAAGCCTGACGAGTTGCTTGATTGGGATAAGCCGATCAGTGAGCAGCCAAAGAAAATACAGGACGCAATGAGGGCTATTGGCCCGGACCGCGCGCTGTTCAACAACAAAACAAAGATTCAGAAATTCATCGCAGGGGCAGAGGACCAAGACAACAGAATAAGCGGGCAGGATATGTGGAGGGCCTCCTTTGGAAACGGCGAAGGCGGGGCGGATGGCGCAGAAAGATTAAAGGCAGCAGGGGTCAAAGGAATTCGCTACTTGGACGGCGATTCTCGATCAAGGGGGCGGGGCACATACAATTACGTCGTTTTCGACGACAAGCTAATCACCATCCTCAAGAAGTACGGCATCCCCATGACTGCTGGCGCAGGCGGTGCCATGATGGTGGCAGGTCAAGACATGCCGCCTGAGTTTGCTGCACAGATGGGCGGGACATGACCCGCCGCCGCACCAACGTCCCCCAGAAGATCCACCAAGATGACCGCGAGGTGCTTGGCTTCTTCCAGAGCCTTCTGGACTACCAACGGTCACTCGTCCCGACAGGTGTTGCAGTCCGTAACTTCGCGACCACGGTTCCAGACGGGTATCTGTCGTGTGACGGCTCTACGTTCTCTGCGACGACGTACCCGAACCTAGCAACTGCGCTGGGCGGGACAACATTGCCTGTGCAGGCAGGCTTCGTAATCAAGACATGATAGTTCGAGACGCGCACCAGGCTGATATTCCCAACATCATCGAGGGGATAAAGGACTTCGTGTCGTCGTCGTCCTACAAGATCGACAGCGTTGACCCGCTCCATGTGGAAAACACGTTGCTCGCCCTGCTAGGCAATGGTGACGGTTGCGTGGCTGTCCTTGAGACAAACGATGGTCACTTCGCGGGCTGCTTCGTCGGTCTAGCGCACGCGCACCTATTCTCAGGCCAGCGGATGCTTGGGGAACTGTTCATTTACACGACCCCGAACGCTCGCGGGCATGGCGGCAAGCTTCGCCGGTTCGCTGAAGAGTGGGCGCGGGACAAAGACTGCAAGACATTCGGAATTGCCTATCCAGTAAGCGAAAGCCACTTGGAGAAGGTTTACAGACGCTGGGGTTTTACCCCGTGCGAAACGCATTGGCGCAAGGAGTTAAACTGATGCCCGTTGGAACCGCAGCCGCAATTATTGGTGGCTCGCTTATTGGTGGCGCTACGAGCATGTTTGGCGCCAACAAGGCCGCAAGCGCACAGAAGAAGGCCGCACAGCAGGCAGGCGACATCCAGCGGCAGCAGTTTGAGCAGACGCGCGGTGACCTCACCCCATATCGTGACGTTGGGTCAAACGCACTTAGCCGCTACCAGAACCTGCTGGGGATGAATGGGCAGGATGCCTATCAGTCCAGCCTGAACGATTACCAGCAGTCACCCTTCCTCTCCCAGCTTGTCAAAGACACGCAGCGGGGCGTGGATGCTTCAAGCGCAGCACGTGGCGGCTTGTTCTCAGGCGCAACGGCGCAGGCCATCGGGGACCGGACAGGGCAGTTATATCTCAACGACTTCAACAACTACCTGTCGCGCGTTGGTGGCCTTGTCGACACCGGCCAGAACGCAGCCGCACAGACGGGCCAGTTTGGGGCGAATGCCGCTGCTGGACGCTCTCAGGCGGCTATGCAGGCAGGTAACGCACAGGCGGGCAATTACATCAACATGGCGAATGGGGTGAACAACGCATTGAGCCAGGGGGCAAGCCTTTACGGCGCGTACAAGGGCGGGGCGTTTGGTTCCGGCAACTCCGGCATGAGTGCCCCACAGCAAGCCTATAACGTGCTCTTTCCGAGGGGTTGAACATGGCGGAACTTCAACAGCCTAACATCGTCGGCAACTTCCTTAGCAGCTACTACACAGCCCAGCAGAAAACGCAGGCTGATGCAGACCGTCAGCGCAACATGCAGCGTCAGGACGTGGCAGACGAGCGCGCGTCACAGCAGTTTGACATGCAGATGGACCTTGGCAAGATTCAGACGGCCAAGGCCAGAACCGATGCACTGAACGAAATACTGTCAGGCGTTGACCCCGCCAACGAGCAAAGTCTCATCATGGCGAAGCAACGGTTTATCCAAGACTTTGAGGCAAGACCGGAAGACGTTGCACACATCACAATGGCAGACATCCCGCGTATCAAGATGCAGACGGGGCAGACGGCGGCGGAACTGGATCTGCAATACAAGCGGGCACAGATTGCGGCGACCAATAGGTCGAACCGTGGCGGTGGGGCTGGTGGCGACGGTGGAAGCAAGCCGCCCGCTGGGTATCAGTGGGTAAGGGCGCAAGACGGCTCGTTGTCGCTTGCCCCGATTAAGGGCGGTCCCGCAGAAGCGCAGCGCCAGAAGATGAACGACGAGCAGGCCAAGGCTCTTGGCTTCGCAAAGCGCATCGGTGACGCGAACGCAGTTCTTGAAGACCCCGGCTACCAGCAGGCGCTGTTGAGCGGCAAGGAAAACGTCGCAGCCTCAATTCCGCTCGTCGGTAACGCTCTTGTGTCGGAAGGCTACCAGATGGCTGACCAAGCGGTGCGGGACTTCATCAACGCTCAGTTGCGCCGTGAATCAGGCGCAGTGATTGCGGAATCGGAATTTGCCAACGCTCGCGCGCAGTACATCCCGGTTTATGGAGACAAGCCCGAAGTGTTGGCGCGCAAACGCCTTGCAAGACAGAGGGCGCTTGAAAACCTTTATGTTTCGTCTGGGCCAAGCAACTACGGCACAGCCGAGACGGTCGCGCAGGGCTTGCCTGGAACTCCTCAGCCGGGCGCGGCTGCTTCCGCAACGAGCATTCCGCGCGTCAGCACCAAGGCCCAATTTGATGCCCTGCCTTCAGGCAGTGTTTACATGGAAGATGACGGCAAGAGGTACACCAAACCATGAGCAAGTTCGGGGGCATCCCGGTAGCAGAGCCTCGCGCGCAAACGCAGGGTGGGTCGCGGTTTGGCGGCATTCCGGCAGAGCCTTCTGCACCACCTCCGCCGCAACAGCCCGCGCCACAGAACTTTGGGCTTGAAGAGCAAGTCACCAACGAGGGCGGCGTTCAAAAGCGGGAACTGACAGGCTCATCACTTGGCATGGGCCGTGCGCAAAACGTGCTGCAGGGCCTGCTGTTCAATTATGGCGACGAAGGGCTTGCTCACTTTGCAGCCACACTGGACAGCATCCGGGGCGTGGGCGGAAACAAGTCCTATGACGACCTCTACAACGAGAACCTTGCCCTAGCGCGCAACATTGATAAGCGCATGTGGGAAGAGCGGCCAGGCGAGACAATTGCAACGCAGATCGGCGGCGGCGTCCTGACGGGCGGCGCGGGGCTTACCAAGGCGGCAACGAACATCATTGGCCGCGCGGCTCCTGCGACAGCCGCTGCGCTTCGTTCAGGCGCTGCGGGGCTTGGGGCGCGTGCGGTGCAAGGCTCAGTTGCTGGCGCTCTAGGCGGCGGCATTGCGGGCAGCGGCGGCGGGACAGACGCAACATCGCGCGTCACGGGTGGCGTGGTCGGTAGTGTGCTGGGTGGAACCTTGGGCGGGGCATTGCCTGTTGCAGCATCCGGCATCGGTTCTGCATGGCGTGGCGCTCAGTCGGCCTTGTTCCCCGGCACTGTTAATGCAGAGCGCAGGGCGGCGGAAGTGTTAGGGCAGGCCGTGGGGCGCTCCAGCCTCACACCGGGCGCTGCGGGTCCGACACAGGCCCTGAACGACCTGCAGCAGTCAGGCGTCACGAACGCGACTATTGCTGACCTGTCGGACGAGCTGACATCACTTACGGGGGCGGTTGCCCGGTCGCCCGGCAAGGGGCGTGAGATTGTCGGGGACTTTCTTCGCGCGCGACAGGAAGGCAACCCGGCTCTTGGTCAGGCCGGTGGGGGTCAATGGGCTGACATGCTCGACGACATCTCCGCCAAGGTTTCCCCGTCTGTCAGTGCAAAGCGTGCTGCCGAGGCGATGGTCACTCAACGTGCCGACGAAGCGAAGCCGCTCTATGATAAGGCGTTCGAGGTCGGAAGCGTCGTCAGTGAGAAGCTCCGAACGCTTGGCAGCATTCCGACGATGAAGTCTGCGCTTCAGCGCGGCGTAACAATGGCGAAGCAGGAGGGCACGCTCCCGGCTGACTACAAGCTGGACCTGTCCAAGCCTCTGCCCATTCAGGTATGGCACCAAGCCAAGCAGGCGATTGACGACATGATCGGGGCGTCGACGCGAAGCGGGGAGAAGGGGCAAGCCCGCTCGCTTCTTTCGATGCAGCAGCGCCTTCTTACAGAAATGGACGAAGTCACGGACGGGCTTTACGGTCAGGCGCGCCAGAACTTTGCGGGCAATTCCGCTGTCATAAATGCGCTTGAGAGCGGCAAGGGTATTCTGCAGCGCACCGTGTCTGCCGAAGATATTTCGGACAATCTTTCGAGACTTACGAGCCAAAGCGAAATCCAGGCGTTCAAGGCGGGTGCCGCACAGGCGCTGCGGGACACTGTAACGAGAGTCGGACGCAAAGGGAACGCTGCGGCAAAGTTCCTTAACAGACCCGACATGCAGCAGAAGTTGCAGGCGCTTTTTGACGACCCGGACGAATACCAAGCCTTCATGCAGCGCATGATGGGCCGGGACCGGCTTTACCGGACCTACAGCGAGTTGGGCGGCAGCCCTACCCAGCAAAGGCTTGCAGCCGAAGCGGACTTGGAAGGCGCAGTGACAGGCGGCGCAGCCCCTGAAAACCTGCTCACGGCGGCTGCCTTGGGCGGAAGGCAGGCCGTTGGCCGGTCGCTCCTCCAGCGGTTCCAAGACGGCCCTGTGCGCTTCCTGAGCGAGAAGGTGCGGGAGCGGGTGGCAGAGATGCTGACCACCAATGACCCGGCCCAAATCAGGCGTGCAGTTCAGTTAATCGAAGCCGCTGCAAAGCGCGCGCAAGCGTCTCAGGTCCGAACCGGGGCGGCACAAGCGGGCGTCGTCCAAGGCGCTGCTGTTCAACCCATCACGTCAGGAAACTAAGATGGCTCAACTCTTCCACCTTTCCGGCCAAACACTCGTTGACGGCAACGGCGCTCCTTATGCAGCAGCCAAGGCCTCGTTTTTTGAGACCGGGACCACAACCCCCAAGGCCACATATTCGAACGCGGGGCTAACGTCAGCCAATACCAACCCGGTTGTGGCCGATGCTGACGGGCGGTTCCCTGACATTTACCTTATCGCTGGCCGGTACAAGGTCGTCTACACAACATCCGCCGATGCAGCCATTGACACGCTGGACCCGGTCGACGGCACATCCCAGCTTATCACGGCAGCGAGTGCGCCAGCGACCACTTACCCCTTCCTGCGCTACTACAACACCACAGACGGCAACGTGTACCGCCGCAATGCAGCCAACAGCGCCTGGATCAACGAAGGCCCCGTCGACTCCATCGGCAACGCAGCCACGGTGTCTGAAGTCCTGACAGGCACCAGCACATCCGTTGTTGTGAC